AATGTTCGGAATCAAACGCCAGCAGGTACAGGAATAAACGTAACTCCACCCGCAGCTAATACAGGATTAGGAGCAATCAACGTAAATTCACCAGGCACAGGAGCTTTATTAGGTCTTAGTCCTGTAAATCAAGCAATAGCAGCAAGGCAAACACCATGAACATAGATGAGCTAAGAGAAGAAATAAAAAGAGATGAAGGCAGTGTTAATTCTGTATACCTAGATCATTTAAATTTACCAACTTGTGGCATCGGACATCTTATTACTGAATGGGATGAAGAATATAACAAGCCAGTTGGAACTACCATATCAGAAGATCGTGTTAAAGAATTGTTCGCAAAAGACATAGAGATTACTATATCAGAATGTAAAGAGTTGTTTGATACCTTTGATGATTTACCAGAAGAAGTACAAAAAATCTGTGCGAACATGATGTTTAATATGGGCAGACCTCGTTTATCTAAATTTGTTAAGTTTCGTGAAGCTATATCTAAAAGCGATTGGCTTGAATGTGCCATACAAATGGAAGATTCGAGATGGCACAAACAAGTAACCAAAAGAGCTGATCGTTTAATAAAGAGAATGGAAGACTTAGGTGTTAAGGAACAAGTCGCTTAGTTATTAAGTGTTCCTAAACCTAAACGAGTAACATTGTCATCATCTTTAAATCTATCTTTGTAATCTTGATCAACCCATATAGATATTTGTTGACGTACATTACGTCTTTCATCATCACAAATACGTTTTAATTTATGATAAGTATCAGTATCAATACCAATTGACTTGAATTTTTTTGGATCTGCCATTATAGTAACTCCCATGTATAACAATAATAAACGAATTATAACCAGAAAAGTTGGGAAACCCAACAAGTATTTTGCAAAAAAGACAGTTGCAATGGGATTAAAGTTTGATTCTAGGTGGGAAGCAGAGCGTTGGGGTCAACTTAAATCAATGGAAAGAGCTGGTGCAGTACAGCAATTAGACAGACAAATTAAATACGAATTAAATGTAAACGGTCAAAAAATATGTAATTATATTGCTGACTTTACATATTTATTAGTAGACGAAGATGGATCGTCAAGATTCATTGTTGAAGATGCTAAAGGCGTTCTCACGCCTGAGTTTAAGCTAAAGAAAAAACTTATGCTTGCCATACATAATATAGATATATTATTAACTTTTAAAAAAAAATGATAGAACAGGTATTGACTTTGTTGTAACTAGTGCTATATATGAAGTTCTAGCGTAAATAAAAAGGAGGTCAATTATGACATCATTTACAAACTACTTTGAGATGGATGACCAGAAACTCATCGAATCTCGTAAGTCTCTTGAGAAAGACATGGAGTCTTTGAAGAAAGATTTACAAACTATTAACGAAGTTTTTGAACACAAGTATGGTAATACTGCTCGTGACAAACTTAGAGAAGCTGGTAAGGACTTTGGTTCTACTAGTTTTATGATAGCAAATAACATTAAACTTAATGCTACGTTCAGAAAGAAAGTTGAATGGGATCAAGTTGGTCTTATGGCAACGCTTGATACTATGGATCAACAGGAAGCGAGACACTATGGTAAAATAAGTGTTACTGTAGAAGAAAGAAAGTATTCCACTGCTCCACCAACAATCAAAGCTATTTTAGAACCACATAGAACTGTGGATCTAGCTGGCGTATCATTTAAATTGGAAGAGGTAGAATAATGACATTAAATATTATTACAGCCGAACAACGTATGGCTGAGAAAAAAGGTCATAAGATCGTTGTGTGTGGTCAGAGTGGAGTGGGTAAAACCACTCTTGCTCGGACTTTAGATGCAGACACTACATTGTTCATGGACTTAGAGGCGGGTGATGCGGCTATCGAAGGGTGGCCCATAGATGTTATTCGTCCTAAGACATGGGCTGAATGTCGTGACTTTGCATGTTTTTTAGGTGGAGGTAATCCATCATTAACTGACGACCAAGCCTATAGCCAAGTGCATTACGATCATGTTGTGCAAGAGTATGGCGATCCTTCTGAAATGATGAAAAAGTATGATACTATATTTGTAGACAGTATAACTGTAGCAGGTAGATTGTGCTTTCAGCATTGCATGGGTCAACCCGAAAATAGAACTAGGAACGGTACAATAGATACTCGTGCTGTTTATGGTATGCAAGGTCGTGAGATGATGTCATGGCTTACACATCTACAACATATTCGTGAAAAGAATGTAATTTTTGTTGGCATTCTTGATGAAAAAGTTGATGATTATGGTCGCAAACTATTTGATTTACAAATAGAGGGTGCAAAAACTGGTCGTGAATTGCCAGGTATTGTGGACGAAGTTATCACAATGGCAGTTATGACAGGTGACGAGACAACAGGCACATACCGTGCTTTTGTATGTCAGACGTTAAATGAGTGGGGTTATCCAGCAAAAGATAGATCGGGCAAACTCGATGTATTGGAAGAGCCACACTTAGGTAAACTTCTGGCTAAAATGAGTGGCGGATCAAAGCAAGCAGATAAAGAGCTTACATTTGTTGATCCCGCTAAACAACCAACGTCTAGCAACGAAGGAGTAATTAATAATGCTTGACTTAAATAATATAACCCCAGATGAGGGTAACGACTTTTCTTTAATACCACATGGAACTATTGCTCGTGCAATACTTTACATCAAACCACAGATGGATGGAGTTACGATTCCAGACTTGGCTCAAGATGCTATCTTCAGACAGTCAGCTACGTCTTCTGCCAAATGGATTGAATGTGAGTTTACAATCATAGGCGGTCAGTTTGACAAGCGTAAGGTTTGGCATAACTTGTTCTTTGATGGTGACAAGAAGAATGCAAGTGGAGTGTCTATGTCTAAAGAGATAGGACTTAGAACTCTTAGGGGTCTTGTTGACAGTGCAAAAGGATTAAGTCCTGCTGACATGTCTCCAGAGGCTAATGCTTTGAGACAAATACCTAGTCTTGATGCAATCAACGGTATGGAATTTTGCATAAAGATTGCAGTTGAAAAAGGCACTAATGGTTATGAGGACAAGAATAAAATGCTTGCACCTATAACTATTAATCAAGAAGGTTACATTGGCGGTGGTAATGCACCAGCACCTGTGCAACCGACTGTGCAAGCTCAACCGCAAGTGCAACAGCCTCAAAGTGGTGTTACTCCATCTTGGGCTAATAAATAGGTTTCTACGAATATCTAGCGGCAAGACTGACCTTCGTCTGCTAGAACTCGTTTGGGTAGCACGAGTGCCGTAAAGCTACCCTTTCATCTAGCAGTGAAAGGTAATCCAATGAAAACATATGAAGATGTAAAAGCAATAGCAGAAAAAGAAATTGCTAGACTTGAGCAATGTATTAAAGATGTGAAAAAAAATTATACTTATGGTTTTAAATGTCCACAATGCAAAGAAACAAAGCAATTTTCAGTTTTTCTTAAAAAGGCACAATATAAAATATATTGTTCAGACAATTGCAGAGCAAATGCTTGGAGAGATAAAAAAGGACTTGGCACATATTCAAGACAAGAATTAAATAAACGAAAACAAAAAAGAAATGAAATTAAAAAAGAAATAATTAAATTAAGAAATGAAGGACTTACTTTTGCAAAAATTGGTACAAAATTTAATACTAGCAGACAAAGAGTTGAACAAATATACTCAAAGATGACGAAAAATGATTCTTAGACCATACCAACAAGTAGCCGTTGATGATGCATCAAAAGCTCTTGATAAACACAAAAACACTATCGTTGTTGCTCCAACGGGAGCGGGTAAAACTATTATGTTGTCTGCATTAGTAGGCAAGAAATATAAAAAAGGCGATAGAGTATTAGTCATACAGCACAGAGATGAGCTTGTACGACAGAATGCACAGAAATTTTCCCGTGTTAATCCAAATATATCTACAAGTATAGTTGACGGATCAGAGAAAGATTGGTCTGGAGAAACCATATTTACTATGGTGCAGACGCTTTCAAGACCGAACAATTTGGATAACATGAAGCCTGTTGACATGGTTGTGATTGATGAAAGTCACCATGCAATAGCAGATACATATCAAAGAATTATTAACAGAGTTAAAGAAGCGAACAATTCTGTAGAGATAGTTGGCTTTACAGCGACTCCTAATCGTGGAGATAAAAAAGGTTTAAAGACTGTATTCAATAATTGTTCGCATCAGATTGAGATAGGAACACTTATTCGTGAGGGTTTTCTTGTACCGCCTAAAACATTTGTTATTGATGTAGGTGTTACAGATGATTTGCAGAATGTTCGCAGAACTGTGTCAGACTTTGACATGGGCGAAGTTGAACGGATTATGAATAAGCGAGCTATCAACGAGAAGATAGTAGATGAATGGAAAGACAAGGCTGGAAACAGAAAAACAGTTGTGTTTTGTTCTACAGTTGTCCATGCACAAGATGTATGTGATGAGTATCGTAGATCAAATGTAAGAGCAGAACTGGTCACTGGAGAAACTCCGTCAGAAGAACGAAAGCAAATACTACATGACTTGGAACATGGAGACATACAAGTTGTTGTTAATGTAGCTGTGCTTACAGAAGG